GTTATAAGTTACTCTATTAATACTTTCTAAAACTTTCTCCCTTAACGGTGACTTTGACTTCAACCCAACTACTATTCTTTGTTGAAATTCAAGTGCGACAAAGCTATTTCTAACCTCGTCACATTTGTTTTGATCTACTAGTAATTTCAAAATGGAGGCTCTTCTAAGATTGTATTTTCAATCTGAACTTCATTTGTTATTGGCTCAATTCTCCAAGCGTCCAAAGATATAAAGTTACTTACCTCCCCTGTTGTTGGTTTGGTCCAATCACGACCTTTAAGGTTGCAATGTACATTAACATTGTCATTTACTTTGAACTTATCCAATAAAGGACATTTTTCGTTAGTCACTTGAATTTTAAATATTTCAGGATATTGACCATCTGTTTTTACTTTAAATTCTCTTTTACTAAATTTTTCACTCTTAACTTCGGTTTCGTTAATTTCTAAAATTAAACCTTTAATTTCAATATTCATATTTATTTATTATTTGATTACTATTTATATACTCTTTTGTTGTTCCGTTTGTGTCTATGTATAACGAACTTTCTCGCTCGTTTACATTGTATGTTTTACTTTCTTTTTGTAATCGGAATTGCAAAATTATTACAATTCCGATACATGGTATAATTAAAATCCTAAACATTTTATAAAAAAATTCATGATTAAATACCCAACTGCTATTATTATAGCTCCTAAAATTACCTTAAACATTCTTAACCATTATTGAAGACTTACTAAATGTTATGATCGGACGTTGTAACACTTCACCCGTTGTTTCATCTAAGCTACTAACTTTCGACAATGCCACTTGTTTATATTTTTCTTCAATTTCTTTTAAATTATCCTTTGCGATTTGCCACTCCTCAATATCTGAATAGTCAATTAGTCTACGTCCTTCAACTTTGGTAATCATTTTACTACCATATTTGAAAGATTTCTCCGTACGGTTTTCAGCTTCCTCAATTGCTAGTTCCTGGACTTCTCTATTAACTTTGTCAGCAATGTCTTTTACCTCCTTAGAAATAGTGTATAAGCTAAGTGCATCTAGTTCTCCATTTCTAACAGCATTTACCATCATTTCAAAATGGTCTTGTAAAGTTATAACCGTTGCTTCGGTTACTACCGATAAATGGAATGGATTTTCCGTTGGTGTATTTTCCCAGTATGCTTGTTGTTCTCTGTCTATGTCATCTAAATGTTCATAGTATTCTTTTTGTTCTTGCATTTTATTTACTTTTTTCGATTAATAATTCTTTTATTTTTATTTCTTCAATACATTTTTCTATATCATAAATCATATCTTTAACTTCTTGTTCGTCTGTCAAAGCGTTATGTTCTCCATAAACATATTTTATAGCTATTTCTTTTGGTGTCATTATTTACTTTTTTCGATTAATAATTTTTCAACTTCACTACTTACATTGTACTTTGCTTTTATTTGCTCAATAGTTCCTTTACCTTCTTTAAGTGCATCTACACAACGGACAAAATTACTAGAGCCAACTTGTAAGATTTCTTTAACTATTGGTTGTGGTACGCTTGCTTTTTGTCCGTCATCGTCGTCTGCTTGTAAACTCATTAAACTTTGCAAAGTATAACGTCTATAATAAGTAACTTGACTTCCCAAAGCCTGTGCGGTTAAATTAGCACTTAAATCAATTGCACTTTCTACCATTTCAAAAGTATCAATGTCGATTATCTGTGTGAATACTTTACCGTCTTTAATCGGTTGTAACATGATTAAACCTTTCTCTAGTAATATCGGCTCAACTGCTTCAATTAAAGCGTTTAAATCCGCATAAGTGTTTTTGAAGTGTGGATTTTTTGCGTTCTTTTTAACAACTCCAATTTCTTTTTTAGCCTCGTGTATTTTAGCGTAAATTTTCATAATTGTTCGGATATTAACATTTTTATATAATCTATTTTGTCAAATAATAAGTCTAAGATGTCAACTTCGCTATCTTCTAACTTAATACTATCAACCTCAAAGTTGCCATTAAGATTTAAATACTCCTCCTCAAATGTTGGGGCCGTGAACTCAATTTCACACCTCAATTTTAATTCTCTAAATACTACTTGTACTTCCATTTTTATTTATTTTTAGTTAAAATTTAATTTTTCACATTCAAAAGAACCATCTAATTGTTTAACGAAATAGTGGTGCCATTCATTAGGCGTATTTTCTTCAGTTTTTAAACCTAATAAAAAACCATTTGAAATATAAACACAACCATTTTCTTCATTTAAACAATTATTAAATACTTTTTTATAAAGTCCTTTTTCTTCTAAGAAATCCTCTAATTCGTAGAAATCTATTTTGTTTATTTCAGTACCTCTGTAGTTAATTTTTTCAGTTTTCATAATTTCTAATTTTTAGTTCGTTTGTATAGGACAAATATACATATTCTTTTTTAATATACAATAGTAAATTTAAATTATTTTAAATAAAAAAAGTGAGATAGCTTTAAGTACCTCACTTCTAAACTATTAACTAAAAAACTAAATTATGAAATATAAAGATAGTTATTATTTTATCTCAAAATGCATGAAATCAATATTCTTTTCAATTCCTAGTGAAATAAATCCATGTTTATAGAAAATATCAATCATAGCTTTATATTCTGGTCGTGCAAATCTCGCAGTTCTTGAAGTTTCACGAAGTGTATTTCTTGCAGGGTCTAAATCAATAGCTATTCCCCACGCATGTTTGGACCAGGAAGAGCCACCCCTCATTTTTCTATAGTTGAAACAACCGCCGTAAAGATCAATTCCTAGTTCTTTAATCTTATCATGTCCGTAGTGAGCTAATAGATTATTAAATACAGCCTTTAAATTAGGTGCAATCAATTTATGACATCTTACTTTCGAAGTTGTTGTATCTAAGTCCCACGCTATTCTCAAAGGGTATGGAGTTACTATAGTTTCTAAATATCCAGCTCCTGTAATGTTTGGAGTGCCGTATTTTTTTATCGCTTGTTGTGTAGTTAACATATTTTAAATTTTTGTTAATTTAGCAATTGCAGTTGCCGTTGCTCCAATTGTTACCATTACCCCACCGATAACCGCAGTTGCAGGTACTGAAATTAAACCTGTCCCAATTAACCCTACAATTATCCCTAAGTGAATAACTTTCTTAAAAAATACAGGTGTGTCGCTATTCCATCTTTTTTTTATCTCTCTCATTATTCTATTTATTTATTAATTATTCACTCAACATCCTACCAATTTCATCAGTTTGGTACTTAAATTCTTTATAATCAAAGTTTAAAGGATTACTTTCTTTTACATAATCAACGCCAATATAACCTACAAATTTATTATCTGTAAATATAGGAGCTATCATTAAAGATTTTATACCCTGATTTTTTAAAGATATTTTTGTCGCTTCCTCTTTTATTTCCTCAATGTTTGAATATACCATTCTGCAAAGCATAACTTCCTGTAAAAATGTAGGAAAAAGGCTTGTAGGTAAGTTTTGTAAGTTTGAATTTTCAAAAGAAATACCTCTATTACATACCTCATTAGTGAGAGATTGGTGGTTTTTATGTTTACCATCATAGTACATTATACTATTGCTAAATCTGAATATATATGCCCTATCTGCTCCGTATTTTAACATCAAATTGTTAAGCATTTGCTGAATTAATACGTTGTTCGTGACATCCTCTTTAATCGGATCGTTTTCAATTTTCTTCTCAACTACCTTAGTTATTAATGGTTGATAAGAATAAAGCACTAACCCCACAAATAGAAGAATTAGTGCTATATTTTTCATTTTTCTTAGTTCTGCTAGGATTGATTTAATATTGTTCATTATACAATTAATGAGTTAATTAAATCAACTAAATTATCAAAGTCTGACTTTTCTTTTACTGTCATATTTTCATATAATGTTTCAACAAAAATAGCATTTATCTCTATTCCTTGTAACTCCGAAAATTTAACCGTTCTTTTTATAGGTTGTGAAATATTTAAAGTAAACAATTTAGAGCCATCTAAATAACTTAAATCTAAACTTAAAGTATCTACATTAATACTATTTATTAACTCCATATCGGAGTTGTAAACATATACAACTCCATTTATTACATCTATTTTTTCTACCATTATATTAATATATTTCCTTGATTATCATGTATGTTAGTTATTCCCTGTGTTATGTTAGTTGTGTTAACGGCAACTGTAGGACCCTTAAAAGAATTATTTGAGTATTTCCAAGTTGATCCAACATAACCATTTATACAATAAGCACTTGCATTTGTTACTTCTAAAAATGAATTTAAAATTTCTTTAGAGCTTAAAGCATTAGATGAAGTACAGTGTCCCCCTGCATTATTCCATAAACATCGTATAGTTGAATTATAAATACTTGAAGAGTTAGTAGATACAGATGAAGTAGATTGAACATAACTGTTGTATAATGTGGCTGTAGAACCATAGTTGCTAGAAGATAGTAATGTCGAGCTGTATAAAATACCTGTTCCGCCAACACCTGAAGTAGATATTCCTATACAATTTCTTCCCTCAGACGAAGCCGCAATTCCTGTCCCAGTAGTTGAAAGGCCTGTGCATCCAGTAAATGTTTGCCCACTTAAACCAGCTCCCGAAGTTGATATGCCTATACTATTTAAATGTGTACCGTTTCCGCTAATACCACTACCACTTATAGCTATACCAGTACAACCTACTGAATACGTTGATAACATGCCGTCACCTGTTCCAGTAGACTCTCCTATACATTCGTAATGTTTAGTGTTTTCAAATTGATATTTAAACCCATTTAAATAACCTTTCGCCTGTAAATTATAAATAGTTATTCCGTCAGAAACGCAATCACCGTAAGTGTTTTCCATTAATACTCCTTGTGCTTTTAAATTTCCGCCGTAACAATAAAGTGTAAATCCACCTAACCCGTTAGCTCTACCTGTTCTAACAACTTTCCAGTTAAATAGCTCAACTGTGCCAGTGTTGCATATTAAAGCATGAGTATTATCATTTACACTTAATGTATAAGTATGACCATTTCCATTTATTTTTACACCACTTTTTAAAGTAATTGCAACCGAACCAGTTTCTGTAATATCAGCAAACAATTCGATAGTATTTCCACTAACAGCCGCTGTCATAGCGAGAGTTAAAGTAGCATAATATGTATAAACACCACTTGAATTAGCTATTCCTACTATACCACCACTAGAGCCACTTGCAGGAATTCCCCAAGTACCATCGTCTTTTAAAAAGTTACCTACATTCGTACCTTTTGGAACGAAACCATGTTTAGCCGTTGTGAAATTGTTAGTCGTTATATCAGTTGTTGTAATTGTAGCATCTGAGATAATTTGATCGCCTGTATTTGTTCCGCTAGTATTTGATAAGATTGTACTTTCAGCACTCGTTATAAGTCTTTCACCTACTGCTTTGTCAACCTTTAAATCTAGTTGGTCGTCAACCGCTTTAACTGATGGATATAATACATCGTTAATAGTAGCGAATGTAGTTGCTTTATTGGTATTTAATTCAACATTGCTACTTAAAAAAACTTCTACCAGGTCTGGAACAGCCACATTTATATAAGTGTCAACTGCTTGTGTCGTTGGATATAAAGTGTCGTTAATCGTTGTGAAATCAGTTGCCTTATTGTCGACATCTTCAGCATTTAAAGATACCAATGTTTGATCGCCTGTGTTTATTCCACTTTGATTGTCTAACTTAACTTTGTCTTCGGCGTTAAGTAACCCAGCATCTACACTTGTAGCCTGTGGAATAGTAACATCCGCACCCGTAGAACTTTCAATTTTAAAACTAGTTCCTGTTTTTGTGCTTAACGATAAATTAGTTGTCGAAGTTAAACCAGCATCAATAAAGGCTCTAATTTCAGCGACCGTTGTTTCATTTGCACCACCTTCGTCTAGTATTGTATCTTTGTTTTTTTCGTGTGCTAAAATAGTGGGGAATACATCCATCCATTCAGCACTACCCTCTATAGGAGTTACACCCGTAGATATTTCAGTTGCTAACCATAATCTACCATCATACGTTGCTAACTCATCTACTGAATAGGTTCTGTCAACATCGTATATTAATGTAGGGTCATTTGCTTGACTTAAAGATACAAAGTCATTATAAATATTGATAAAATTACCATCAATTTCTTCAATCGTTAAAACGTCATCTTTGTTAATTAAAGGTGGGTTATCCGTGCCTCTTAATATTATATTTTCGCTATTCATGAGCCTATATTTCGTATTTTAATACCATTTGTAAAGTTAGCATTTTTGTCGCATTTATATAACGGATAACTAGCTTTATTTCTTTCTAAATATTTCTTAATATTTTCCTCGCAAAATGTAGCTCCTGAACGTGCTTGAGATACTAATCTACTAATTGTTTTTTCCTCTACTTTGTCGCTATATTGGTTCGTTTTATGAACTAATCCAGTTGCTGTACTAATTACGTTTGAATTAGCTAAATACCTTGCATAAGTTGAATAAACTAAATATTGTTTAATACCGTCCAAATAATACACCTCATTTTGGTAGGTATATTGACCGCCGTTGAACAATAAAGCATATTTGTCTAGTGAAGGTAAAGCCAAAAAATCAGCTATTAAATCCAAGTAAAAAGCATCTCCAATTAATTCACGTAAATCAAAGTTTTGAGCCTCTAATATATGCGGAGTTAATTGTTTTATTTCATTTACATTTAAAGAAATTGACTTAACCGCCTGAATATTTGCAAGTGTTATTAATTTTGTTGTTATCATAGTGCTAACATTTGATTAGTTTGTTCGTCAGAAAGTCCAAAAAGAACTTTTAAAGTTCCTTTCTTTTGATCTATTGTTAGTAATGGGTCACTTAAAATACTAGTCAAGGCTTGTGTACCACCGACACCCAAAGTAACCGCCAACAAAGTAGTATCTGCCTTTAAATCAGTCGCTTCCTCATCTCCATTTGCTATTCTAATTTCGTTTTTAGTGTAATAAGATAGATATTCAGGTGCAATTGCCTTGCTATACTTCAATGGTAAAATAGAATAGTCATTTGAGGGGCAAATATTATAATAAAAATTACTAAATATTTCAGTTAATATTTCTTCAACTACTAGCCTATCATCTGAAGTTATACCGTTATAGTAATCAAATGCATCACTTATTTCCTTTGACGTTCCTAAACTACCAGCCACACGCAATAAAAGAACTGGAGGTATTAAAAACATTTTAATTATTGCATCTCTTGAACTATTTTCTGTGTATTCATAAAGACCATCGTAATTTTGAATGTCTAACTTTTTAAGTTCAATTGCTTCTTCATTACTTTCACGTTCAATAACCATTATACGACCAGCACCTTCGCCACCTTGAAACGCTCGCATATTTTCATCAAACAATTCTGCGTCCTCATCACTTTCTGTTTTACCCATTACCAATAAATGAGAAGCTAAAAAGTTATCCGTTGCCGTAGAATGCTTGAATTTCTTTAATTGACCTTCTGTTAACATGTCCTCCAATACAGCGTCAAATGGAGCCAAAGGATATTCGTTCATCGGTGAATAATAGATTTGACCTTTGTAGTTTTCCCAACCGCCAGCATCCTCAACCTCTTGTTCTACATTTGAAGGGTTATAAGGATTAATATAAACTATATCAGTCTTGTCAAACTTCTTATGTTTAGTCATGCCCCAGTCATCGTATACCTCAATCATTCCATAGCGTGCATCACCTTCAGGAACTAAACGACAAAATTCAAAGGGTATTAAACTAACCTCACGTTTTTGATATAGTCCATTATAATTAACGTGAATAGCAACACCGCCAAATTTACCGAAGTCTTTAACTAATTTTCGTACGAATTTATCAGTCGTTTCACCTTTTGAGTTAATCTTACTTTTGTAGAAATCGCTATCTTTTAAACCACCACCAAAAACAAATTTTTCATATAATTTTAAACAAGTTTTCGCAGTTCCGCTATCATTAACAATATCAGTTACCCTTTGGGGGTACTTATTATCAAAGTCATATTTCTTTACAAAAAAACCAATGTTATCTATAACATCAATTCTCTGTGTGACCTTTTGAGCTGTAGATTTAACTTTAGCCATTATGCTTTGCGTTTTGCTCTAGTTTTTCTAACAGCCTGAATTACCTCTTTGATTTCTTCAGCTAGTTCCTTAATGTCCTCTTTAATACCAACTATTTTTTGCCAATTTTCGGGAACTTTCTCAAAAAACTTAATCAATACTGGATTGTGCTTAAGTGCCGAAATACATTGTTTATCAGTTGAATGTTCAGTAATTGTGTCAACTCCGAACGACATTATTACCGCTCCCTTTTTAACGTGAAATTGTTTTTCCATTTTTTCTATTATTTTGTTTGTTATGTTTGGTCTTTTAAGTGCAAAAAATAGGTCTTCTATACATTCGCACTTTTGGGCCTTATTTAGACTAATTCCAAATAAGGTTATATTTAATTTATTAGCTTCTTGCCATTCAATAGAAAGGTGGTTACCTCTCCATATACTTTTGGTTTTTTCGTAGCTTAAA